AAGATTATGAACTATTGACGTTAGTGATTGGTTCAAGATTATGAACTATTGACGTTAGTGATTGGTTCAAGATTATGAACTATTGACGTTAGTGATTGGTTCAAGATTATGAACTATTGACGTATTCATAGACATATCTCTGGGGTTCTGAACTGACATTAACCTTCATATCTGAGTCTTGAGGATGATTACTTGAACTCTCAGAGTACATGCAGCAATCACAGCAACATACCATCAAGCATACATTGAATAACCCCAATACTCTTCTAATTGCCATCAATACTCTCTTCATCATATGACGCAAATCCTTTCAAGCTCATATGTGTAAGCATCTCCAGAACCATTCAATACAGGATCTTCTTCTATTAGATGAGCTTCCTCTGAGAACTCTATGCTCAACTATTGTTGTTAGTGATCCTCTGTCTAACTCAACGAAGACTATTCAGTTAGTATTACTATCTCCCTATGATATCTCATTCCCCAGATATTGTTACAACTTCACAATGAATTCATTGAAGTTATCAGGATTAACCCTAGACGAGCTGAGGGGATATGATAGATTAGAAGGTAATCCCTCAGCTATCTTAGATTACTTCTGTGACAGGTACAACATTATGGATATACTTCATTCCACTGATAGTCCTCTTCCTCCTAATGTGAGAAGGAATACATACCAAGCTCTGTTATGTTCTAATACATTCATTCATATGATGATTAATGTCTTCAAGGTTGTAGATGACCCATTGAGATCGCAATTCATCACAGGATGTCTGAATGGATTGAAGAGAATGAACTCAACTCTAACAGGGATTGTATGTGTTAGGAACCTGCTGAAGAATGTATGCATCTTAGAGAATGAGTTAGGCATTCATATTGATCTCCATATCCTTGAGAATCTCAGGCCTATCATCAACACTAATTGTTCAGAATGTATCCATGAGTACAATGAATTCATGTTAGTTAGACTCAAGTCTAATCACATACCTTCATACTTGTAGAGTATCTTAGGATGTAATAATAGACTATTAATTGAGTAGCATCATTGAATGTAATGATGTAACTTTTGCATTAGTTGCTATTGTCGATGGTTATATTATCTGATGTTATTGAGATGATTATATATTAATTGATTGTACTTGAGTATTGATGTCATTAATCATTCCAGAGGTGTGTTCATTGTGTAAGTTAGTTGATTGTTAGGTTACATGCTGAATCCTACATTACTTGAATTCTATGAGATGCATGGGAGTAAGGGATAATATGGTTCATCTCATCATAGCATACACACTCAATGATCAATGTATTGTTGTTCTAATAACACAGACTTCTCCATGATATCCGAGATATGTTGGGAAGTAGACTACTTCAAGAGTTAGATCAGGTAATATACCAGATACCTGCATCAAAGTAATACCACATTACATAATATGTTGTGTGACCTTCAATGGTTGCATAACACATAAAGAATAATGATCAATCTGAGAGATGTCGCGTTGGCTACTGTAATTCAATCTATCATTCTCATGTACTTGTTGATTATGACATTAGATGAACTGGCTTGGATGACCAATATGAGAGATTATATTGGCTTGGGATCTCAAGTATTAACCCCTGGGGATAGATTGAAGTACTCCCTGAAGTATTGCAGTATTCTCATAGTTCCTGAGATCATGATACCTGTACATTCAATCATTCTCCTCCATAGATTCATACTCATAGTGTTGGGAGCTGATGGTGTAGATGAATGATCAAGTATGCGGGTGATATCTCTCCAACACTCAGATGATCACATATATAACATTAATGAAGTAGTTACTAGTATAGATGAAGTTATACATCGCACAGACTTAGAGATGTATAACTTAAGCATTATATGATCTACCCTCCACGATGAGAGCACACCAGGGTCAAATCATGATTCCATTCAGATCAATCATTATCATATCTTGTATTGTTAGTATTATTGGAGGGATTGAGACAGTTGTAACCTATCCTATGGATGTATGTCATCACCTTCATAGAAGAATCACTAGAGGTAGAGTTGTAGATGCATCAGAAGATGAGATCTATTGCTCCGTAGATGATATCATCAATAGACTTCAAGGAGATGATGAAGAGTAATCATATGCATCTAATGACACAACCATCCAACTCATGACATTCTCCTGGAAACAACAATGAGATTCACAAGATTCGAAGTATTCACACTACTCAGTTCAGCTGGAATTGTTACAACTACCACATACTCTCTGTTAACAGGCAAGGGATTCATATCCTTCAGTCCTATCCCTCAAGGACATCAGAGGTTCATACCAATTAAGGGTCTATCTCTAGGATCTATTAGGATTAGATGAACTCAACTACAGCAGAATTACACCATATACTATGTATGGAGCGATTCAATCAATAACATTGCATTCATGTCATTATCTCATGATACTCAATATGTAATATATCATCTCCATCCTAATCATCCATGAATCCGTCATTCATCTGAAACACCACAATGTCATCTGCTGAGTTCATTGCTTCAGTATTCTCCAGAAGATTCACTCCGAAGGTTCTAATCGCTTCTGCCATCATAGCTCCACCATTGTCGATAGGCATATCATTCTCCACAGGTAAGTTGGATGGAATTGAATTCTCGGAGATAATGAAGACGTCTGTTCTGATGTATCCATTCATTGTCGTTCCCGAGATTAGTGTTCCTCTGGTTCTCCTAGGATATGGAACAGGGTATGTAATGAAGAAGATCACAAGGCGTAATTAATTATAACATTGACGTTATATCATACTACCATCATTGGTGGAACGATAACATCTGTAACAGTAACAGCTCTCAAACACCATGAACTCCATCACATCCTTCGTTGTCAATAGATTCAGATACTCCACCTTACTTACTTCATTCTCTATCTGTCTTCCTCTCTCAATAGGAATGGATCTGAACAGTGAGAATAGAACAGTGAAGGGAACATTCCAGAAGGCATTGATGATGACACCTATGCTGGTTGTTCCGGAAGTGTCATGTGTTGCTATTGGAGTGGGATACTTAATGACTAAGCTAGACGAGAATTGATTGGATTATCATTCAACAGATGAACTAATAGATGATATCACTCAATCAAGTGATGTAATCCTTACATGATTAGATTGAATAGATTGATGATGTGTCCTCTGGAGGGTTGTGTAATCCTTACATCATTGGTGGAACGATAACATCTGTAACAGTAACAGCTTCCAAATATCATGAACTCCATCACATCCTTCGTCCTCTACAGATTCAGATACTCTATGTTGCTTACCTCGTTCTTCATCTGTCTCGGTCTCTCAATTGGAATGGATCTGAACAATGAGAATAGAACAGTGGAGGGAACATTCCAGAAGGCAGTTATTATGACACCTATGCTGATTGTCCCGGAAATATCATGTGCTGCCGCTGTCCTGGGATATGTGATTACTAAGTTGGGTAAGCAATGATAACATATACATATGGTGGAATGAATTAATAGATGATATCACTCAATGAAGTGACATAATCCTCAACATACTCTCAGATGAGAAGAGGTAGAGCTTTCACACTAGCTTCAGCTACATCAGGGCCAACCTTGACAGCAGTATAAGCTAAGGCGATAACAATAATAATGATAATAATGGCTATTACAACAACAATCCATGTTAGATTGTTCTGTACTTGACCCTTACTGTTCTGATCAATGAACTGATCTAACTCATTCTTGGCATTGTTCACAGCTTGAGAGTTCTGAACACAAGTAAGGATGGAATCAGCAGTCTGTTGCCAATTGAGAGATCCCAGATTGAATTGACCTCCCTCTTCGGCTATGAACTCACCAACCTGTCTCTGTTGTGTTAGATTGCCACATTCTTGTTGATTAGCATTAACAACTCTATTGGCTAGATTCAATGTGAGAGCATATAGGTTCTCATTCAATTGAACACTGGGTAATTGAAGGGCTTGTGATATTGTTGTAGCTTGCTGTCTCGCTACCTCTTGCACTCTATTCTCTAAGTTATTGGAGTTGATAGTGTTCTGATAACATGTTCCATTGATTAGAGCTGCTTGAGCTAGATTGAGCTCATTAATATTGATCTGACTCCCAGGGCCTGTGGCTCTGATCTTGAGGATCTGCTCCTGAGTCGTTGATGATCTACAGGCTGCTGTTGTCTGATTGATTACTTCTTGAACGGAGTCAATGACTTGATCTGATCTGTTAACCGATACTGATGTTCCCATGATATGTGTGTAACCGTGTAGATATTTCAGGATTCTTCCAGATTCTATGATACATCAATCTCTGACCCTGCTTATATCCTCCTACCATCATATGGGTGTAAGGGGAGAATAACTAATTATACATAGCGACACTCTTGAGTGTTGTGATGCTTCTGTCTCAATTACTTGATCTTGTCCATTAATTGATGATTGGTATGTGATACATATCCCTGTAGATACTTCAAGATCCTTCCAGATTCTATGATACATTGATCTGTTGTTCCTGTTCCTGTGATCATGGCTATGGATACATTCACAACATTCGATAGAGTCTTCTGAGAGAAGTCATATGAATACATTAGCTTCATTACAATATCTAAGCATAGATTGATTACTTCACGGTCATATCTTGTTCTACTCATTCGAACGATATGATGAATGTTACCCTTCACTACCGAGAGATCTAAGTTACCTAGCCATGTGGAGACTTGTTCCATTGAGGGTCTGAGATTAGGATCTAAGTTAAGGCAGGATCTAACAATGAGCTTGAACTGATCATTCATGGGGAGTCGCATCAATCTATCATCTATCAATCTCATCTGTTGAAGACATGATTCTCTCGCTGTGTCTGGGGTTATGTTGTGATAGTCTATTAGTGACTTACCGAAGAATTCGAAGATCATACAACCGAAGGACCATACATCTGCCTTCTCGTTGAACCGTTCTCCCTTCCATACCTCTGGAGCTCTGTGAGTGTAAGTATAGGTATGCTCAGGTAATCGCCATGCCAGAGGGCGAGACATTCCGAAGTCTATGAGCTTGATATTACCGTTAGAGTCAATCACAGTATTATTGAACTTGACATCTCCATGAATAACTCCAAGCTTGTGCATATAATCTAACGTCAGGGCTATCTGGCGTAACCACTTAACCACTTGAGATGATACCACCTTAGATGTCTGATTAGCTAAGGACATAGTGTATGATACTGAGTTATCCTTAACATTAAGAGATCTCACTTGGATAATACCAGGATGATTGATTGACCTCATTATTGAATACTCCAATACTCCTCTGGTGATCTTACTAATGCTATCGCACTTCATCTCCTTGAGAGCTAATGTATCCTTCACTGCTATAGATGATACACTTCCATAACCCCCGGAAGCTATAGCCCTACAGTTGATGTCCATCTGTTGTTGTTCCATCCGATGTACTATGTAATTAGGTTTGTGTACTATTCACATCTGAGCGTATCTCCACTCCACCCTGAACCATCCAAGGTCATCATAAATATGATGTCTCAATCCCCCGTTAGGCACGTATCAACAAGATCATGGACAGGTTCATCAGAGTCTCCTCCTAAGCTGAGATGTATAGGATCAGGGACATATGGAACAGTATCTGAGGTAGCAACACAACATGGTAGAATGGCTCTGAAGGAACAGAAGATTGATTCATTCACAGGCTCCCCAAGCTTGAACGAGTTAGACATTGGGAGGAAGGTCGTTCATCCCAACATCATGCCAATTGAAGGTATTGTTGTTGATGGAACTAATCTCGGATTCATCATGCCGTTGGCCCATCAGAGTCTAGTGGAGTATGTATCTAAGAAGAGATCTGAGCCCATGATCTGTAGATTGATGGCTGATGTCTTCAGAGGTCTATCATTCCTTCACTCTAACGGTATACTACATCTGGACATGAAGGGAGGTAACATACTCATAGATGAGACAGATCCTGATGAACCAATAGCTAAGATCTCAGACTTCGGTCTATCTAAGCACTTCCATGGAAGATTAGACGTTCCTGCAAGGTACATAACTTGTACATTCGCCCCTCCGGAGATATTATCCGAGAATAGGATGTGTTCCTATACGCCCAGGACAGAGTCATGGTGCCTTGGGATTATATTCCTTACTTCTCTGAGACCTGATCTAGATATATTCCAAGGAGTGGATCTGTCAGATAGCAACATCAAGAGGAATACAGATATATGCAATAGATTGATATACCTATTCAATGATAATATGAGGATGTTCAATCTGAAGTCGTGGCTCCCAGACAGCAGCAGTCAAGTGGTATCCATAATCCATGATCTTCTAAGTATCAATCCTTCAATGAGACTAACTTCAGATGAAGCTCTGTACAGACTGGGATGCTCTCATTACATGGGAGTGTTAGTCGTTCCATCCATAGAACAACAGGATAGATCCTTCAAGTCCTTCAAGGCTATCGAGGGAATGGCAAGGATCTGTTACAATATGAACTACCTCGTAGAGACATTCTTCCTAGCCTGTGATATCTACCATAGATGCTCTCATCTGCATGATCCTGAGGATATCATACCATCTTGCTCTGTGGTGATTGCTTCTAAGTTGACAGAGCTAACACAACTTAAGATAACATCCTGTGTGAAGGAGAATGTTAGCCCTGAGAGACTGAGAAGATGCGAGGTTGTCATGATAGACTCAATGAAAGGAATCATCTATCGTAAGAACCTCTTCACCTGCTCAACCATCACAACCATTACAGATAATGCTAAGTTATGCTACTTCTCAGATATATACTCTAGGTTGGATATGATAGAGTTGAACTCTCAAGCTAGTATCAATAACGTGGGATCCATGAGATGCAGAGAGTTCCTCCCTCACACTTGTCACTTCAAGATTATGGCTGAACTTCAAGGAACTGATGAAGAGAGACTGAAGCAATCATTCCGAAGCTTAGAACAATAGATCATACAGAGTCCCATTGTATGAGAGAGATAGATGAATCAATTACACCATTCGATCGAATTGTGCGATTGCCAAGGGATGATTAATTATCACTGTACCAGATAGTCATCGATATCATATGAGCTGATCTACTAGATGTTCTAGTAATTAATTCAATGTTCTAGACAAACGATCCGATCACAGATCGTACTCGAACGCTACGCCCGGAGGGCTACGCAGTCATTGTAATGATCTTACACTATGATCGATCATGTTCGAATCCCCTCGTGATCTACTACTGTCCACCGGAGGGTTAATTGGACATATTCAGTGTACTTGGGATATAGGTGAGATTGAGATCCAACCAAGGTGGGGATGGATTAGTTCTCCAGAGGATGAGATCGATGAGGCATAGCGAGATTATGACTTGATTCTGTTGGATGATTAATTCATGCTATAGTTGATAGTGACTTAATGATCTGGAGCTCATCCACCAATTGCTTCAATCATTGCGTCAACTATTAGAGTACTGATGACATTCATCTTACACATTGATCGATGATGTTCGAATCTCCTCGTGGATACCAGGTCACTAGAGCATAATTCAGACATATTGGGTGTACTTGAGATATAGGTGAGATTGAGATTCAACCATACACCGAAGGAGATCGATCCTCGCAGACTTCGAGATCATTCAACATTGTGAGAATATCATCCAACCTCATCATTCAATTAGTTCCTACAATCAGAACAGTAACAGTATTCATACAAGCTCATCAGCAATACTTGTATGAATTCATCAGGCTTGATAGTATGTCACACGAGACATTCATCAATATACTAGATGATCTCATAGACTGATAACTCTTCAAGGTTGCAACATTCAAGATTCCAGGAGATGATTGTAAGATCAATCCAACAATATGAGATCTATCGCCTTGTAATGATGTGTCTCTCATGGAGTAATCAATCGATCTGTGGATTATCACACCATGGGGTTGATTCTGTTGTTCTTCATTCATCTGATCCCGTGATGCTCTCTGATCCAATCCTCGGAATCCAACAATCTATCATCTCAGATCATACCATCCCGTGAGTGTTATCCCATCTCTCGGGATCTAATCATTGAATCAATCTAGGACTAATCATTGAATCAATCTAGGACTAATCATTGAATCAATCTAGGACTAATCATTGAATCAATCTAGGACTAATCATTGAATCAATCTAGGACTAATCAT